ACGTCCGCAGCATCGTGAGAATCGCGCACGGCGGACGCAATGGCAGCGGCCTGCCTGCGCTCTACGCCTGCCTCTTCCAAAGTCTCAACGAATTTGAGGGTGTCGAAGGTGATTGCCATAGTACCTGCTCCAAATTTCCCCCGCAGTGTATCACCCCATCAAAGGATGAATCATGTATACCGAAATCCCCGCCCACAGCCCAAAGTATGCGGACTTTGACGGCACTGCCGTTGATTTGATTATCGACCATCCCGAGCTTGGCACGATACCCTTTACCGCCAGCAGCAACGATTCCGAGCCGCTGGGCCAGAGCCTGCATGCCCGCGCCAGGCAGGGCGCGTTTGGCCCCATTGCGCCCTACGACGGCCCCCGCCCCGAAGAGGTGCTGGCTGACCAGATGCGCGGCCAGCGCAACCAGAAGCTGGCGGCGCTGGATGCCATTGTGACCCACCCCTTGCGATGGGCCGAATTTACCGAGCCGCAGCGGGTGGCGTTGTCCGGCTACCGGCAGGCCCTGCTGGACGTGCCGCAGCAGGCGGGCTTTCCGAATGAAATTGATTGGCCCGAGCCGCCCGCGTTTCTCGCGCCTTCCCCTTCTTGACCCCATACAGGACTACCATGATTGAATCATCCAGCACTGCCGCAAAGACCGGCGCAACCGCCTTTGCGGGCGCTGCCGGAACGTCGTACACCTACTTCGGGCTGCCGATGGCAGACCTGGTGGGGCTGGCGACCATTGTGTATCTGGTCAGCCAGACTATCCCCAATCTGCGCAGGCTCCTTGCCGATTTGTGGCGCTGGCTGGCCCGCAAGGTGTCGCCATGAGCCGCGCTTCGGAGGCGGCCCTGTCCACCCTGCACGGCGTTGTCGCTGCCGAGTTGACCCGCCGCATTGTGCAATCCGAGGCCACCGCCGCCGACATCGGTGCGGCGATTAAATTCCTGAAGGACAACAGCATCACCGCCAGCATTGAGGACAATGCGGCGCTCTCGGAACTGAAGCAGAAACTTGACCAGCGGCTGGCGAAACGCAATGCCGCAACGCTACCCATGCGGCCTGTCGTTCCCACGGCGCAAGACCTTGAGGACGTGCTGGACGGTATCGACCATCGGGCGGTGCCGTAATGTCTGCGCGGGAAAGTACCGATGCTGCGGTGCGGCGCTGGGAAATGCTGGAATTGGTGCAGGCTGCGTACCCGACGTTTGCGCCGTTTCTGGAAGACGTGATGGCCGAGCTTGGCTTTACCACCACGGCGGTGCAAAAAGACATCGCCGCCTTTCTGGAACACGGCCCGCATTACCTGATGATTCAGGCCCAGCGCGGGCAGGCCAAGACCACGATTACGGCGGCGTTCGCGGTGTGGCAGTTGCTGCACAACCCGCGCCACCGCATCCTGATTCTGTCGGCGGGCGGCACGCAGGCCAACGAAATCTCCACGCTGGTGGTACGCATCATCCTGACCATGGAGGTGCTGGCCTGCTTGCGGCCAGACCGTAACGCAGGCGATAGAACCAGCGTGGAAGCCTTCGACGTACACCATTCCCTGAAGGGGCTGGACAAGTCCCCGAGCGTGGCGTGCATCGGCATTACCGGCAACCTGCAAGGCAAGCGGGCAGACCTGTTGATTGCGGACGATATCGAATCGCAGAAGAATGCGCTCACCGAGCACCAGCGGGCGACGCTCCTGAATCTGACGCGGGACTTCCCCAGCATCTGCGCCACCGGACGCATTGTGTATTTGGGGACGCCGCAGTCGGTGAACTCCATCTACAACACGCTGCCCGGGCGCGGCTACACGGTACGCATCTGGACGGGGCGGTATCCGACGCCTGCGCAAATCGAGAACTACGGCGGCTTGCTGGCCCCGTTCATCCTGCGCCGTCTGGAAGCCGACCCGTCCCTGGGTGAACCCCGCCACGGGCCACTGGCCGACCAGGGCGCACCGATGGATACGGAGTTGCCCGCAGGCTCCGAGGACTTTCTGTGCAAGAAGGAGATAGACCAGGGGCCGAGCTACTTCCAGTTGCAGCACATGCTCAACACCAGGCTGGCCGACGCCGACCGCTATCCCTTGCGCCTGACCAAGATACAGGCGGTGCGCGTGGTGGGGGAACTGTTCCCCATGACGGTTGCGCCGGGCCTGCTGGCACAAGAAACCATCGCCTACGAGATACACGGCAAGACCTGGACGCTGGGGGTGCCGTCCAGCACCGGCGAGGAACGCGCAGCATTACAGGGCATCGTCATGTACGTAGACCCCGCAGGCGGGGGCAAGAATGGCGATGAGACCGGCTACGCGGTGGCGGGCTTTTTGAACGGCAATATCTGGGTGCTGGACGCAGGCGGTGTGCCGGGCGGGTATTCGGTGGAATCGTTCAGGAAGCTGGCAGGCATCGCCAAGCACTGGGCCGTGAACCGCATCCTGATTGAAAAGAACTTCGGCCACGGGGCCTACCTGCACACGTGGTTGCCGATACTGCGCGGCGAGTACGCCGATGTCCACACCGGCGGCTGTGCGCTGGAAGAGGTGTACGAATCCGGCCAGAAGGAGTTGCGCATCATTGACACGCTGGAACCTGTGATGGCGCGGGGCGCGTTGCTGTTCAACGACGACATCGCCAGAAAAGAACCGGCGACGCTCTCGGCCTACCCGATGGAGAAGCGCAGCACGTACTCGCTCTTTCACCAGATGGCCTTCATCACCCGCGATAAACAATCGCTCACCCACGACGACCGGCTGGACGCGCTGGCGGGCGCGGTGCGCTATTGGGTGCGGCTGATTGGCGTAGACCAGGAAGCGGTCATTGCCCGCCAGAAGGAAGCGGCGTTCGCGGCGTGGTTGAAGAACCCGCTGGGACGTCCGCACACACAGCCCCCCGTGCGGGGGTCTCTCATGAACCGATACAAGAGGTAATCGTTATGAATTATGTAGATTTGCCGCACATGCCTGGCATCCTCCGTGGCTTTAACCTGCGCATCGAAGCCGCCAAGGCCATCTCGCAGGTGGAGATGCTGGAACGCAATGGCGTGAATGTGGGCGTGGAGGCGAATGCGCTGGCGCACTTCTTTAACGCTTGCCACGAGGCGGTGCTCGACGCCCAAGAACCCCCGCAAGCGCCGCAGCCCCAGGGCAAGGGCGGCAAGGCCAGTAAATAATGGCCCTACCCGTCAAGAAGGTGGCAGCGGCTGCGGCAGCCGCCACCGCCATTACTGCCAGTGTCATCCCCTTCTTTGAAGGCACCCGCACCCAAGCCTACCGCGACCCGGTGGGCATCCCCACCATTTGCACCGGCCACACCGAAGGCGTGGTGATGGGGCAGGTGCGGTCTCTGGCCGAGTGCGACGCGCTGCTGCGCGAGGACGTGGAGACCGCCATGGCGTCCGTGCTGGCGCTGACCCGCGTGCCGGTGAACGCGCACGAATTGGCCGCGTACACGAGCTTTGTCTTTAACGTCGGCCACGGCAACTTTGCGCGGTCTACCTTGCTGAAGAAGCTGAATGCGGGCGACCGAGAGGGCGCGTGCAAGGAATTGCACCGGTGGGTCTACGCCAGGGGGCAGAAGCTGCCCGGTCTCATCAAACGACGCGAGGCCGAGTACCGGCTTTGCATGACGCCTGTACAGGAGCCAGCATGACGCTGATTACCAAAGCCTTGAGTGGCCTGTTGGCACTGGCCGTGCTGGTGGGCAGTGTGCTGTACCAGCGCAACCAGTCGCTCTCGCGGGACTTGCGTGCCGAACGGGACAAGGTGGTGGTGCTTGACCACGCCCTGACCGCCACCCGCAACAGCCTGACGGTCTATATGGCCCGCGCCCAACTGGCCGCAGCACAGGCAGACAAGAAACAGAAGGAGCTGGCCCATGCGCTGGAAACAAACCCTGACTGGCGCGATGGCCGCGTGCCTGATGCTGTCTTTGACAGCCTGTACAACAACCGTGGTGCATCGGGAACTCCCCCCGGCAATGCTGCTGGCGGACTGCCCTGAACCTGCCGCGCCGTCGGCGAGAACCAACGGGGCGCTGGCGCAATCCGTGCTGGATTACCAGACGGCGCTTGACCGTTGTAATGCCGACAAGGCGGCGTTAAGGGCTTGGGGGGAGTAGCGGCTGGACTTTGTGCGACAATCCGCCAATTCAAAACAATAACTTGGCGGGGTGGCTGTGCCAATTTCTTTCCAGCCGAAGGCGGGCGAGGTGTTGTGGTGTGACTTTCGCGGGATGGAGCAGCCCGAGATGGTCAAGTCGCGGGATGTGGTCGTTGTGGCACCCCACTACCAAAATCGGGAGTTGGTGGTGGTTGTCCCGCTCTCTACTACGCCACCGAAGAAGGTGCAACCGTATCACTATGAACTGCCCAAAGACCCGCGCCCGAGCGGGGATGCCCTGCATGCGGTCTGGGCCAAGTGCGACATGCTGTACACTTTCAGCATACAACGCTTGGCAATGCACACAACGCACAATAAACACGGTGTCCGCCAATCGGTGCGCGTACGCTTGCCTGACGAAGAGTTTGCAGCCATCAAGCGGTGTGTTGCGTTTGCCCTGAATCTACCCTATAATTAGTTTGTACCCGTTCGGGAAGCAGTGAAGACTAGGCCCTCGTGGTCTAGCCAGCCCAGAACCGATGGCAAGGTGACGGAATCTGCGATTTTTGTTGGGACACTTCGGTGCCGCCAACCTGCCACCCTCAAGGGCCACTTCGGTGGCCCTTGTTGTATTTAAGGTAGCCTCAACCCCGGCACCCGGTACTTGCCGACCGCCTCCACCAGCGGATGCAGCGGGAACGTCAGCCCGCCATAGCGCCTCGATACGCGGCTGGAAGCGTGGCCGCTCAAGGCGTCCGAGACTTCCTCTGAAATGAGCAGCGCACGGCAATGGTCTTTAAAGGCGTGCCGGAAGCTGTGAAAGACGCGCTTGGGGTCAGTGATGCCGCAGTCGCGGCGCAGGGCCGTGTTGAACCACTTGCCAAAGGCTGAACCCTGTCTGCCCTGCCTGTCCGGCGTCAACCCGGAAAACAGCCGGGGCTTTCCACGCTGGCGGGCCGCGAAGTCCAGAAAGCCGCGTGCAATCAATTCCGCATGCACGGGAACCCTGCGCACGCTGCCCGCGTTCTTGACCGTCTGGCCTTCGCCCGCGTCCGTAATGCGCAGCACCCACGCCTTTTTATCCGCACCGGTCGCGTCCATGTAGACCTCTTCGTAGATGTCTTCGGGCATAAGTTGAGCCAACTCTTCCCGCCTTGCGCCGTAGAACAGCGCCAGCAGCGGTATCCAGTACGCCGCGTCCCTGCCTATGTGCTTTGGCACGGTCTGGCCCGCGTACACAGGCAGGCGCGTGAATACCGCTTGCAGGTCTGGCAGCGTGAACGGATGCCGCGCATCCTTGGCATTCCTCTTGACCGCCACCTTTACACCCCGTGCGGGGTTGTGTTCGATGATGCCGTTGGCAACCGCGTAGTTCAAGAGCACGTTGAACACCGTCATCTGCTTGTTGGTGTTGATGCCGGTCTGCCCGGAGGCCAAGAGCGCATCCTTGAACGCCACCGCGTGCGTGCGCGTGAGGTTGCGCGGGGCGATGTCCCCCACCATTTCTGCGAAGCGGCGGATGGCGCGGCGGACAGCCTCAACGGATTTCCTGTCCAGGGGCCGTTCGGCTTCCCACTTGTCGGCAAGGTCTGTCAGCGTCGGGCCGGGGGCAGCGGGTGGATTTCCCCCGTGACTTCCTCCATTGGCGGGCGTGAGATTACTGTCGCAGGGGCGGGCGGAGCTGCTGGCGGGACGAAATGCACCGGCTGCTGGTTGCGGGCCAGCCGGAAAGCGTCATCCAGTTCCAGACTGACCCGCCTGCACAACACGACGGCGGTGCGCCGGTCACTGGTGCCAAGGGCGCGGGTGATTTCACGCCTGCCGTAATGCGCCCGCAAGTCCTGCGGGACAGCCCGACGAAGAAAATACCGATTGCCCCGGCGCTGCAAATGCGTACACATGGCTGCTCCCGACGATGTAGCAGTGCATGTAGCAGTTGCAGGCGGGGAGATAGTACGGTCTCGATGCCCTGTCCAGAAAATTCCTTATAACCTATTGAAAATAAAGAATTTTTAGGATGGTGCCCGGGGTCGGACTCGAACCGACACGCCTTGCGGCGGGGGATTTTGAGTCCCCTGCGTCTACCAATTTCACCACCCGGGCGGGTTTTGCGATCTTTGTCTGACGGTTCTGCAATATGGGCAAAAAGCATGCCTCAAGCCAGACAGCCGATTATTATACCCGAGTTCTGTTGCCCGCTCCCAGCTCTTGAAATCCCCCCATTCCATCCTCATTTGCTTTTCCGTCCCTGATTTTCTGTCCACTTGAACCTTACTCCCATCACGTCATGACCGATACACACACCCCTGCTGCCGAAACCCTGGGTTTTCAGGCCGAAGTCAAACAGTTGCTGCACTTGATGATTCATTCCCTGTACAGCAACAAAGAGATTTTTTTGCGCGAACTGGTATCCAATGCGTCGGACGCCTGCGACAAACTGCGTTTTGAGGCGCTGGATCAGCCAGCGCTGCTGGAAGGCGGGGCGGATCTGGCGATTTGTGTGGATTTTGACAAAGAGGCCCGCACGATTACGGTGTCGGACAATGGCATAGGCCTGTCGCGCGAAGAGGCCATTGCCAACCTGGGCACGATTGCGCGTTCGGGTACCAAAGAGTTCTTCAGCCAGTTGACCGGCGACAGGCAGAAAGACGCGCAGTTGATTGGGCAGTTTGGCGTGGGCTTTTATTCGTCCTTCATCGTGGCCGACCGGGTTACGGTCATCAGCCGTCGTGCGGGTTTGCCTGCCGATCAGGGCGTGCGCTGGGAGTCCGACGGTCAGGGCGAGTTTTCGGTGGCGGCGGTTGAAAAAGCCGCACGCGGTACCGACATCATTTTGCATCTGCGCGAGGGTGAGGACGAACTGCTCAGCGGCTGGAAGCTGCGCGAGATTTTGCGCCGCTACTCTGACCATATTTCGCTGCCCATCCGCATGTTCAAGGAAGAGTGGAACGAGGAAAAGTCCGAGCAGGTCAAAACGTCGGAGCTGGAAAGCGTCAACCAGGCCAGCGCGTTGTGGACGCGCAGCAAGACGGACATCACAGACGAGCAGTACCAGGATTTTTACAAGCACATTGCCCACGATTTCGAGGCACCGCTGGCGTGGGCG